AAAAAGCAAAAAAAGAAAAAGAAGACGTTGAGGAAAAATTTAGAAAAAGTAATGAGACCCTTTATGAATTACAAAAACAAAAAGGAGAACAACATGAAAAGCTAATGAAAGCGGCATTGAATGCAAATCAAAACGCTTTTAAAGCAGCATCAGAAAAAGAAACACAAATAGAAATAGCTGAAAAAAACGCAATTGATAAACTAGCAGAAGTCGAAGAATGGTATGATATTACACAAAAAGAAACGCAAGGTATAACAAATGCTAAGGAAGAAACTAAAATTGCGTACAATGAATTACAAAAAATATCCATAAAGCATGGATCTAAATTATCTATACTACGATATTTAGTATTTTTACCGAAAAATACTGAACAAGAAGCAGTAATTTCTATAAGTATTCCTTCACAAGATTACGAATTATCTATAACACAAGCAAGATATAATTATAAATCTTTTCAACATCCCGTTGAAGCAATTAAAATATTACCTTTTAATGACTGTAAGTTCTATCAAAAATTAGAAGATAATAATTATTTAACACAAACTGAGAAAGCAGCATTCTGTGTTTTACAAAAATGGAATTGTGATCAAAATGACGCAATATTAAATGCTTTAGTTCCCAATTCATGTTTATTATCTGTAGATAAACCGGCTATAGCGGCTACAATAGCACGAGGTGGAAATGCTTTCTTATTTGGAGATAAATCAGGAAATGGTATATACAAAAATAAGAAATTTTACAAAATTTTGTCTCCTGCTGAGGCTGGTGCTGGAGCTGAAAGTAATAATTATAAGATCTTTCCTCAAAGGGAAGAACCAGCAAGACAAGTAGAAACAGCAGCACAAAGAAGACAAAGAAGAAAAGATGCAGCAACTGGAGGAGTAGCAGCTGCAAGAGCAGCACTAGCAGGAGGAGGTGGAGCAGGAGAAGGTGGAGCAGGAGCAGGAGCAGCACCAATGAAAGAAAGACACCACCACCGCTTTTCCCGCAAACCCAATAAACCCCGTCGTCGTTCCACACGAAAGCATAAAAACTAAAAAATTTGATACCCAAAAATACCATATTAGTAAGCATAAAAATGCTGTCTAATAAGGTACGTAATGACTCTTGGTGGCTTCTGAAATGCTTTGACTATCTTGCAGGTCCGCTCCAGATGGCCGACCAGAATCGGAATAATTTCCTTGACTTTCGCCGCGTGATTGAGGAGCGGATGGCTGAGTATTCTCGGGAGATTGAAGGCCTTGAGGGAAAACTTAAGGAGGAAAAGGAAAAGTCTCATCGTGTTTCTCTTGAAATTACCGAGAAGCCTCCTGTTTCACAAGCGCAGGTGGTTCCTACTATCCAGCACGCAAATCAGTTTCTTGAGGTTCTTGAGCCAGTCGCTCCTGTAAGCCGTGTAACAGTTACAAAGGAGACTTCTCCAGTAAAGGCTAAGGTTGTTGTCCCTCTTGCTCCTCCAGCCGATGAGCCCGAAGAGGAAGAAGCCGAGGAGGAAGAGGAGGCTGAGGAAGAGGCTGAGGAGGAGGCTGAAGAGGAGGATGAGCCGGAGCCCGAGGAGAACTACGAACAGATTCGCATTAAGAAGACGAATTATTGGCTAGAGACTATTAGTCGGAAGGTCTATCAGATTACCGCAGAAGGTGATGTGGGTGACCTTGTTGCGAATTATAAACTTGTCAACGGCGTAGCTACTCTTGCGCCCCTATAATTCCCCCTCTAGGGAAAATTCCACCTATAGAATAGAGGATGGATGTTAAAGAATATTGTACTCCCGCAACAACCTATATGTGTTTCGCAGTCGCATGGACTATTTATTGTTTTTTTGAGTTGAATCTAACAGGTGCGCTTATTGCGATTGTATTCGGAATTCTCGGTGTTGCCGCGCTAGAATTTCTCTGCCGAAACTTGAGTCCGGTTGTTTCATGGGTTCTTTTGAGTTTGCCTTTGATATACATCACAATTGTTGCTGGAATGTTTGCCTACACAAAGACAATTGCCCGCCTTCAAACATCAGTCTTGCCTGGATGTCATGGAGCCTTCTGTATGAAAGGTCGCGCATATTAAGCCTAAAGCCATAAAAACAAAATAGAGCAATGGATAATTACACAAAAATAACTCTAATTGCTGGATTTGCTTGGAGTTATATTAAGAGATTTATCTATGAAAAAACCTTTCCGGTCACCAATGTTCTCCGGCAACTAGATGGTAATGTGTGGATTTGGGATGATGGGCGTTCAAGTCTTGTTGCTCCGACAGTTGAATCTGATAATGTTGGCTGCTGGTTCTACGATGCTCTAGCAAATCGTCTTTCTCTTTGTGTTGCTGAATCTACTGTATCCGTTGTACGCCGGATTCCTTGGATGGCTGTTACCTTAGAACAGGGTGGTGCGACAATTGATGTATCCGACCATTTTACGGGATTAACTTATCAATCTCCTTACGGAACTTTGCCTTCTATTATGATTATTCGCACTCTTCTAACACAGAAACTCGGTATCTATGTTGGAGGAACGGCTGTTTTTCACGTATATTGTCGGTCTGATTTAGTTAATGAAAAAGTATTTGGAGCTGACTTGGAGGAAGAGAATGATATAGAAGAATGGAATTCTTCTTGGGATTAAGACATCTTCTGGTCAACGTGGGGCTTGTAGATGATATCCGCATATGTAAGTGACGGCAGAAGAACGCGCACATCTGTCTCCTTCTTGAATGTAAGTGACTGGAGATTCCACAACTTAATAATATTAAATCCCTTCTTTGGTGAAATAGTTACGCCAACGATGAGATTCTCGGGGTCCAGCGATACAAGTGACATGACAGACGCTGCCATATACCGCTCAAAGCACTCTAGACCCTGATCCTGATGGACCTTAATACTGTAAGAGCCTCCGCGCTTATTCATCTTATTCTCCCACATGGGAGGGTAAGGATCTAGCATCCAGAAGTACATGCCTTCCAAGAACTTCTTGCTGCCAATTTCCTTCATCATTCCAAACATTTCTTCAAAACTGACTGGAGTGCCAATCTTCTTATACGATTCCTCCGACCAGTCCTCATTGTCCGGGTCGTGGTGATACAGTGTCCATTTCTGATTATAATTCATTTCTGCCGGCGTGCCCTTTTTTCCTTGGCAAGTGGGTTTCAAATTTTAGCGATTGCCAGGTACAGTCAACTCTGTTGGACAATCCTGCTGTTACAGATAACAAGCTATCTGTTTCCAGGCTGCTTATGCGGAGCCAAAGCCAACTTAATCTCACCCAGGCCCGCTACCGCATACTCTACGATGACGGGGTAGTCATTCTTGAGATAGAGCGTAATATCCGAGCAGAGGGATGTACACTTACAGAACATATTCAAATGCTTGAGGGAAAAGTGACCCTGTACAATGTCCAACTGATTCTGCTTGACTGTCATTGTGTTTCCAACATGGAAAACCGTCTCCTGCTCGGCGAAGTCACCGCGGCACTTGAAGACCAATTCATTCGCAGCTGAACGCACTTCCACCGTTTCCGCCAAGGAGAACATATCACGGATAACCTTCTGGAAGTCTGTAGAGGGCATTGTAATTGTTGTCTGGAAAGCAACCGGCGGAATCTCAATCGGGTGAATATCCAACTCAATCAAGTTAAGGTGATACTTGGTCGTCTTCTGGTTCTCACCATTCAGCGTTGTGATGCTAAGACGCGTGGTGTCCTCCTTCTCCATGCTCAGAATGAGCGACTCATTATTGCTGACCGTCTTAATGAGCTTGAAAAAATTAATCATGTTGAGGCCAAGGATCAAGCGCTGAGGGCAATAGAATTCCTCAAACCACTCGGAGTGAAGACGCAAGTGAACTAGAACCGTCTGTGTGCCATCCATCGCAATAATCTTTAGGCCGTTCGGGTCAATCTCCAAATTAGCCTCTGTAAGAATTTCCTTCAGAGCCTCAATCAAAATACGGAAAGGACTTGCCTTAACAGTCCGGATGCGGAATGCGTGTTTTTCAGTTTCATTTACCATGCGTTTAATTTGTTTTTGCCGACTTGCGTTTAAATACGGTTCCTCGTACCCTTCTTACCTTTGAGGGTTTTGAGCAACTTATAACCCAGATAAATGGAAAGAGGAGCTGCTAGAGCCTCAACATTCTTCAAGAAGGGTCCCATAACTGTGGGGGAAAATCCGCCGCGCATCTTGCGGGTACGGTTTTGCTTTTGTTGCTTTTGTTGCTTCTGCTGCTTTTGCTGTTGCTTCTTATAGCCTCCCCTCTGGCTCATCAGAGCCGGGCGAATCATTGAGGAGGTCGCATTCGTTGAGACTTGAGCCCCTGGGAGAGATGGCAGGCCAGATGTGGTAGGAGCAAAATAACTTTGAGGCAAAGATGTGGCTGCTCCACCGCGCTGCTTACGGGTTCTAGCAGAAGGCATTTCTACTCTAGGCTGAGTTTTTACCGGCGTTGTTTTCGGGTCCGGCGATTTGAACGAGATGGTATTTTATATGAACCATTTGGAGAAAGTACTCTGTAAAAAATATTGAAGCCATTTCTTTCTCTTTTATCCATTCTTTTGTTTTTATAAATAAGTTCCAAATGGTTTATAAGATCATAAATTGTGCCTTTTTCATCATCAAAACGCGTAAAAATATCACTAAAATGAACCTCCATATGTGCTCTTAAATAATTTTGTATGATTGGTCTTTCTTCTGCTGGTTCATGCTGCGCAACCCGCCTGTTAATTTGGTCTGTTATTTTTCTACGCTTTTCATTTTCCCATAGAAATTTGTTAACTACTTCCTCTGATACTGCTCCAGGCGCATTCCCATCATTTCTTTTATATTGAAGAAAGTCCAATAACTCCGGTAGATCATCTTTTATTATTGAAGCATCAAAATTTTCATCAAAAATATATGTTAATCGTTCCCATACCGCTTCATCATATGATCTTTTTGTTAAAATAAGGTTACTTCTTTGGATAACTAAATTTTTCACATTTTCTCCAGCAGTTCCTTGCTGATTATTTAATAACATTTTGATAAAATCACTGTGCGTGTACCAATAGTATAGCCAAAGGCCACTTAGTTGAATTGTTTCTGAAGACATATCTACTTGGGCTAGGTCAAAATTTTCAGACTTAAAAATTTGTCTAAATTTTTCAGAATTGTCTGTCGCTCCGTTACTACTTAAAAATTTGAAACCCTAAGGAACGGTTATAAACGTAAGGCAGAATGAATCCGGAAAATTATACTAAGAAGGAACTTGAGGAGCATATTTTGGAGCTCCCCGATACGTATATTGGGTCAATTGATACGGCGACACAGAGTCGTTGGATCTTTGACCCCGCAATCAAGCGCATGGTGTGGAAGAAGACTCAGTTCTGCCCAGGTTTCTTTAAGATTTTCGATGAAATTCTCGTAAATGCGACAGACCATTATGTCCGGCAGCAGGAGCGAATCCGCAAGAAGGAGTCGGGTGTTAATCCCGTAACGCAGATTCGCATTGACATTTCACCCACACAGATTTCAGTATCAAATGACGGTGACGCCATTTCAACTGAGATGCATCCCGAATATAAGATTCCGCTGCCGGAACTCATCTTTGGCCAGTGCCTAACGAGTGGAAACTACAACAAGGAGGAAGAGAAGATTGTGGGCGGCAAGAATGGTTACGGCGCAAAGCTGACCAATATCTTCAGCAAGGAGTTCTCAGTGAAGATTGTCAGCGTAAAGACACAGATGCTAACAACTTACACTTGGAAGGACAACAAGAAGGTCAAGTTGGACCCGATTGTCAAGAAGATGAAGGCGACTGAGCCGAAAACCATGATTACGTACAAACCAGATTTGTCGCGCTTTCACTGGTCCGAAAGTGATGCGGAAATCACCGAGATTCCAGCAGATATGCTTGATGTCTTGAAGACGCGATGCTACGAGGCTGCTGTCTGTGTTCCCGGATGCGCGATTTATCTAAATGGTACTGCTATTCCCATTCCATCAATGGCCGCCTACATGGAACTCTTTGCTCCTCTAGATACTGCGGGGATGCCTGATGATATCAAGAAGTTGACACCCAAGAAGCGGCGCGACGCTCTTATTGCTTATGAGGATGCCGGTGAACGCTGGGAGATTGGTGCCATTCTGACAAGCCGTCTTTACAAGGACGAGCCCCCCGATGACCGTCATCTTTCATTTGTAAATGGTATTCTGACGCGCCGGGGCGGAAAGCACGTTGATTATGTCGCAACCCATGTTCTTAAGGAGTTCTGCGAACTTGCCAAGAAGAAGAAGGTGGAAGTTACGCCCCCGCTTCTAAAGGATTCACTAACATGGTTCATTCGCTCAGTCATTGTTAATCCCAGTTTTGACACGCAGACTAAGGAGTCGCTGACAACTCTTGCTACAAAGTTTGGTTCAAAGCCTAAAATCTCGGAGCGATTCTGTGAATCTCTAGTAAAGATTGGACTGCTAGACGAAGCCCAGCACATTCTAGCAGCTCGGCTCATGAAGGATGCTAAGAAGACTGATGGAAAGAAGCGGGCTTCTGTGCGTGGTATCGTGAAATTGGAGGATGCTCTATGGGCGGGAACGGCGAAATCCAATGAGTGTACACTGATTCTGACTGAGGGAGATTCAGCCGCATCTACTGCGATTTCAGGTCTCAAGGTTGTGGGTCGTGAACGCTACGGAGTCTTTCCTTTGCGTGGTAAGCTCTTGAATGTAAAAGATATGGCTCTAGCAAAGAAAAATGCGAATGCTGAGCTCAACCAAATCAAGCAGATTCTCGGTTTATCATACGGTCAGAAGTATACTAAGCTTGAGCAACTTCGCTATGGACGCGTCATGATTATGACCGACCAGGATGTGGATGGGTCGCACATTAAGGGTCTTCTCATCAATCTCTTTCACACAGAGTGGCCCGAACTTCTTAAGATGGGTTTTCTCTGCTCGTTGCTAACTCCGCTTCTTAAGGTTTTCAAGACTGGAAAGGACCCTTTGTCTTTCTACAGCCAGCAGGAGTATGACAAGTGGTCGGCTGCTAATGACGGAGGCCGTGGCTGGAAGAGTAAGTATTATAAGGGATTGGGAACATCTACAGCGGCGGAAGCCCGTGAATACTTTGAGAACATGACAACAGCAGATTTTGAGTGGGATGCGGCGGCCGATGGAAGTATAGACATGGCCTTTAACAAGAAGCGGGCGGATGACCGCAAGAACTGGTTGGCAACCTATGATGCTAAGCGCGTTCTCTCGGTGGAGAAGGGTGGCTCTAAGATTCCCTATACGAAATTTATCAATGATGAACTGATTCATTTCTCATCAGCGGATAATATTCGGTCTCTTCCAAGCATTCTGGACGGTTTGAAGCCGGGTCAGCGAAAGATTATGTGGGCGTGCTTCAAGCGTAATCTAACACAGGAGATTCGTGTTGCGCAGTTGGCAGGTTATGTCTCCGAAATAGCAGCTTATCATCACGGTGAAGCATCACTGACTAGTACGATTATTGGTATGGCGCAAATCTTTGTAGGCTCAAATAACATTAATCTGCTGGCTCCTAATGGTCAGTTCGGAACACGGTTGATGGGCGGAAAGGATTCGGCTTCTCCTCGTTATATTCATACTCATCTAGAGCCAGTGCTGAAGACGATTTTCCGCAAGGAGGATGAGCCGATTCTCCAGCATGTAGACGATGATGGTGTGCCAGTTGAGCCGGAGACATACTTCACGACGATTCCTATGCTTCTAGTCAATGGCAGCATTGGTATTGGCACGGGTTTCTCCACTGACATTCTGCCTTATAATCCAGTGGACTTGGTGGCAGCAATTAAGGACCGACTTTCTGGCGTGGTGAATGATCTAACAAATCGTTCTTTTCAGCCATGGTGGCTTGGTTTCCGCGGAGTAGTAAAAGCAATGGAGGGAGGCAAGGGGTGGTCAACATCAGGTATTATCAAGTGGGATGATGAGAAGTATCAGATTCGTATCAAGGAATTACCTGTTGGAATGTGGACGCGGGACTACAAGGAGTTCTTGGAGGGAATGTTGGCTGGCGAATGTGCTGGAATGGATGAACAGGGAGGCAAACTTACACTCAAGGGGTTTGAGGAAGCATATAATGATGTAGATGTTGACTTTATCTTGACGCTATCAGAATCATCGTACTGGCATTTCCGGCAGACGCCTGCCTATGAGATTGAGTTTATGTCTAAATTCAAACTTAATTCAACATTTAGGCTGACAAATATGGTGGCATTTGACTCTGCTGGAAAGATTCGGCGCTATACAACTGTCGGTGAAATCATTGAGGAGTTCATTGGTGCTCGTCTAGGAGCATATGTCAAGCGGAAGATCCACAAGTTGGCTTCTTTGAAGAGCCATCTTCTGGAGATGCAGGCTAAGCGTAAGTTCATTATGGCGGTGATTGATGGAACACTAGTTATTGGTAAGACTGAGGACTCAGTGCTTCTAGCAGGGCTCCAGCAGTTGGAACTTCCAGCCCTATCTAAGGGTGACGGTCTTGATGGTTACGAATATCTCCTACGAATGCGAATTGACCGTCTTAAGGCGTCGGCTGTTATCACACTGGAGGGAGAAATCGCAGGTGTTGAAGAGGAGATTAGTGTTCTAGAGGGAACGACACCAGAGAAATTGTGGCTTGCGGACCTAGATGAGTTCATGGCTGCGTGGACTCCATATACTGAATGGCGTCAGGAAGTGAATGTACCGGCAGAATCTTCCGGTCCTAAGCCTAAGAAGAAGATCGTTAAAAGAAAGGCTTAAGAGGAAGACTCTTAGTTCCAGCACGGCTGATATTAACGGGCTGTAACATTGGTACTGGAAGAGTTGTTATATCCTTGCGATACTGATGATACATATCCACTTCACTTAGAATCTTAGGAACTGCGTAATCAACAACATATGTATTTAGTTCCTGAATTTGCTCTTTTATATTACATTCTAGATTTTTGCCATACTGATAATACATAGCACGCATGATAATTAGTAAATTTTCGGCACTTTGAGGACCTACGCGGTGTTTTCCCTGACTTCTGGCATAGACTTCATATTGAAGACGATTTTGGATAATTTTTACATTTTCCGGACTAAAGTAAGTCATATTAAGTGTATTTTTTTCAATATTTCCTCTTACTAAGTCCGCTGCAACTGTTGAATTTAGGGCTGTTGTGTAACTAAATTGACTAGCAACCTGATTAAATGACCCAGTTTGGCTTTGTGCCGGTTCAAGATTTACACGACCATTCATTCTCTCTATTTTAGATATAGGATAAAAAAAAATCTCTATATAGTATATAACAATGTCTGTCATGCGCTCCCCCGCTCAAATCAACGTAAGCAAGTTCTTTATCAATGTATCTTCATGCCACAATGCCATCTTTTCTCTGAATGCGGCAAATGGCGCCGTGCCTCTTAATAGTCAGGCTGGTTGGTTCTCATCTCTTATTGCTTACAATAACGTCAGCACCCCTGGTCAGGTTATTGTGAAGGACATGGGTCGCTCAGTTTTCGTTAGCACACAGTCAACTGTCTACCGTAAGGTTCAGTTGGTTACGCCGCGTGGCCCGGGTGGTGCTTTTGGTGAGACTGGTACTTCTAACGGCACGGATTTCGCCACGGGCTACATTGAGCTCGGTTGGTTTGACGGTGCGGCTGGTGGAAATACCTATGGTTCTCAGGGCACGGTTGCGGGCCCTGGCTCTATGTCTGTTTGGGCGCGCACTGGTTAAATATAAATCTAATCATATACAAATTTCAGGGCATTTATACTGCCAGAAATTTAGTATAATTTTTATAAGGTAAAGTAGAGATGGCTATATCAAAGAGAACTCTTGATTTTCTTGCTCGGATATACACACCACTTGCTTTTGGCATTTTAATCTTCTTCGTTTATGTTGCATTAACGGGAACATACCTTGACAGAGAAGGGCGGCCGTTTTTGGCAATCGGCGGCGGCTTATTTATTGCGGCTCTCTTCTGGATGTTCTATGTCCGCTGGTTTGTAGCAGCATCACAATTTACATACCCCACTTGGCCTCCGTACCTTTCATCATGCCCTGACTATCTGACTTTTATGGGAACACACTCAAATGGTAAAATGATGTGCGTTGATTTCATTGGTGTTTCTCGCCGTAACGGTCTGAAGAAATCGGACCCTCTCCTCCCGCCTAGACCCGAAGAAAAAGATTACATTTTCTTAACATCAGCAACTGATACTCAGCAGAAGAAGTGTAATGATGCTCTGAGCCGCGGTCTTTCATGGGCGGGAATCACTGCTGGAACAGGCTGTGCGTAAAAATATAATAGTATATTTGATCTAAGTTTATCTGCCCATATAAAACATGGACGGACAAATCAAAGCAGGATGGCTGAAGAAATTCATCAAGACATATTTCTTAAACTTTTAGAATGGGCAAGTAAATCGGGTCGGCGCGATCCCGTTGCTGTATTTTTATATGGAGGCCCGGGTGTAGGAAAAACAACTCTAGCATATCGTGTATGTGCGGCTTCTAACTTACGAGCAGTTGAATGTAATGCTAGTCATGTGCGAAACCGTGCTGGTGTTGCGGAAATAATTCAGCCCTTGCTTCAAAGTAATAATGTTGCTGATTTTTTTCGCCCTGAAGGTCATCGTCCTCTTGGTGTAATCTTGGATGAGATTGATGGAATGTCTTCGGGTGACCGTGGTGGTTTAACTGAAATTATCAAAGCCCTGAAAGAATACACTGGTGTAAATGCGATTTTTTGTATTAGTAACGAGTGGGCTGACAAGAAATATCGTCCACTGATGAGATTATGTCTTTCATTTGAAATCATTCCACCTTCTATTAGTGAAATTCAGAATCTGTTGATTAAAAAGCATCCGACAGTTACTCCGAGTCCCGATACAGTTACGGAATTATCTCTTCTTCATCAAGGAGATTTACGGAAAATTCTTCAAATCTGGAGCACTAATGTCCAAAAATACGGGCTGACTAAAAGCGGAGATTTTAAACCACGAATTGAAAGCACAAATCGGATTAGTCGCTTGGAAAATCTGAAAGCGGCTGTAATGCAAATTCTCAATAATCAAGTGGATATTATGCGTGAAGTAGCTTTGGAAAATAACGACATGAACCTGGCAGGTCTTCATTTACATGAAACACTTCCGCATTGGCTAAAGAGCAATATAACAGATACACGCAAATCATATCAATATTATAGGACACTTTTACATGATATCCTTCAATCTGATAGAATTGATTATTACACATTTTTCTTCCAGTACTGGAATTTATTTCCCTATTCTTATACCGCAAAACTTCAAGCAGTTAATACCCGTCTATTTTTTGAATTAATGAATAGTATTAAAAAACCCGTAAAGGATGTTACAATGGTTTATACTGCTGTTCTAAGTCGTCAATCCTGGCTCTTTAACCAGTTTAAATATTTGGGTGAAGTCCGAGATTTCTTATCAAATCATAAATCACCCCATCGGAATGCGGGGTTTGAAGGAGCATATCGCATCCTAATCTCTTTTGCTGCTTCCAATAAGACAGCAAATGCCTGGTTTGAATTAACTTGTGTTCGTGAAATGCCACCAGCAGAACGTCTTGAAAAATGGTTGGAAGTTTTACTACCGCCGACTGTTCGTCCAATTCATGGTTCACGTGTTATAGTTCCTGTGGCTGCTGTATCAATTCCAACTCCTGCGACACGCGCTCCCCGAAAGAAGACCATAAAAGTTAAAGGTGAAGAATAACATTTCCCTGATCGTGTGCTAGAAAGTGATTAGAATCATATGCTGCTCCGGTCTCATTTGCGTGGAGTAGGTGAATAACCTCCAATTCTGACTGACGACCGAAACGATAAGCACGACCAATAATCTGCTTTTCAATCTCCTCTGCCATCCTGTGAAACAGAATGACATGGGAAGCAACCTCAATATTAAGACCTGCTCCAAAGTGACGAGCATTCAAACATAGAACCTGGTGCTTGCTCTCGCCAAATTCACGGATAATCTTCTGAATACGAGCAGAAGTCCCATTTACCATACTGTATGTGATACCCTTTTCCTCAAAGATGGGCGTCAACTTATTGAACGTTTTGTCGTAGTTACTGAAGAGCAAAACCTTGGCCGACTTATTGCTATCTAGAAACTCTAGAAGACGGACAGCCTTAGTCTTCTCCTCGTTTGTCAATGGCTTGGCCTCCTTCTTCTTTTCCTTGGGCTGTGCTTTTTCACCAAGGACCTTGAGCTGACTGAGAGAAATATTTGCGCGGCAGAGGGGACAGGCCGGATTACGGCGGAGTGACTCAACCATACAGACGAAACAGAAGAGATTTTTACAGCAGGGCGTAAGTGTGGGCTTCTCAAGATCACAGAAGCAGATAGGACATGACTTGTCCTTGTATTCAGTGACACGCTCCTTCAGCGCAGCCAGCTTTGCCTCAATCTCAGTGATTTTTCCGTCACATTTTTCCT